GGACCATTATTTACGAAAGAAGTTTCACCAATTGCGCTAAAAGAAAAATTTGCCATAATCATTAATACATTTTAAAAATCAGTACATTATATAGTACCATCATAATTATCTTATTGATTAATCTATGTCAAGATCAAAATCAATAGCTGCTGCTTCAACTCCATCTTCATCGACATTTAACTCCTCGTCATCAGGGTTAGTGATTTCTTCTGGAATCTCCACTGTATCATCCTCTTTCTGAGGAGCATCTCCAACTAGCTTAAACCAGCCATCTTTACCCTCATAAGGTACTACATCAAAGATTGTACCATACTCAGCAAGATTATCATGCTTAGAACCACGACAACTAATAGTGTTAGTCTTAGTAAGTCTATTACCCTTAGCCATGTCTTCCATCATGATAGGAGTGATTAATTTACCTTTCTTTTCGAATCGAATATCAATCTTCATTTCGGGTTCCCAACCTACAAGAGCCATAGCTGCTTGGTTCAGTTGAATTTTACCCTCAAGAAGAGTTGCTTTAGGATTTGGATCACCATCATCCTTTGGTTTACGAGTTCTAGTTGTGCCAGAACTTGTAGACTTTTTAACATCTTTAAAATCTCCAAGAGTTGCCTCCTTGGTAATAATTTCACCTGTCTCTTTATCAACAATAGACAGAATAAGCTTAGCTGATTGAATTTCCAATTCCATTATAATTCTTCTTCGTCGTCACCGTTATTGTACTTGTCAATAACTTCAAGTATCTTGTTGAGGTCATTATCAATTTCCATTTCCTCAAACATATCCATTGGAGTCTTAGCAAGACACTTACCATCATTATTAGTGATAAGTTTATACTGCATCTTACCATCGTCTCCCTCTTCTACCTTAGTACAGAAGATATAAGTAAACAATCCCTCAAGAGTTACCTTCTCAGCTAGAAGTTTTCCAACTGTCTTAATAACATATTTAGGATCGATTTCTGTTCCCACGTTTTCACTATGAGTTAAGAAACACATAGTACAGTCCTCACGCATTTGTTCTGCATATCTTAAGATTTCCATAAGATGTTGAGCAAGCTCACTAAACTTGGTATAACCAGTTTCTGTAGCTCTATCAACAAACTCATAACTCAAAATATACTGCATATCATCAAGAACAACAGTCTTAATATGAGGCATTAATTTATTAATTATCTTGAGAGTCTTAATAATCTTCTCCCAATTAGATTCAATAAAATAATTTCCTGAAGCTTCTTTAGTTTCCTTATTAAAAGTAAACTTTTTATACTTACTTTTCCAAGCGCGGAAAGGAAGTGGTTTACCTGTGGTACTAATAATGAATGTAGTCTCAGGATTCATGTTTCTTAAACTAGTACTTTTTCCAGTACCCGATTCTCCGTAAATACACAGAGTTTCACAAGCCATACTTAAATTATCAATTTAAATTTGTTTTCTACAGTACTATCTTCTTCTATGGAAACATCTTCATCACCCTCTTTCTTTAATAAATAGTCTGGGGTGAGATATTTAGTATAGTCATAAATATCATTAGGTAGTGGCAATTCTGCCCACATATTAATTCCACCATGGAAATTAACAGCAATTTCTTTGTCAGCTTCTCCAAATCTTGTTTTAAGAATTTGAATCATTCTGATATGGTCACCAAGAATTTTAACATTATATTCTCTATGAACATTTAGTTTATCTCTATTTGGACCATACAAAGCTATTACAACTTCAGCTGCATCAGTAGTATCACCAGTTTCCTTTAAGTCAGATAGCTGAATTCCAGTTCTACCTGCTTTAAATCTTTCTATATTACTTTGCTCTCTATTAATCTGCTGAATCAGGGTTGGAGATATTCCACACATATTTCTGAGTGTGATTAGATAAGCTACAGCTGTATCAATTTCTCCTTTTTTGTTACGACCATTAGAAGGTTTAAACAAACCAACGTGGTCAATAACTACTTCATACAACAAATCTGGATTATTTGGTAAATAAATCTTTCTATTCTCTGTTTCTGTAAACTTACCAAACTTTTCTAACTTTTGCATTAGAATAGCATATAGTTTGTCTGCATTAAGAGATTTATCATATATATGGATTTTCTTTTCAATCTTATTAAGCCACTCCATACTATCCATAACAATATGATAGTCTTCGTCACTTAAAATATAATCCTTTTTGCGAGAAAGAATTTCCTTTACAGAAAGTTCCTTTCCATACTTTTCAAATATATAAGTTGAAAGTAATTTACCAAATATAATAGTTGCTGGCATCTCCAAACTAAAATAGGACACATAGAAATTATCATCATCTAAGTGTTCCATTAGCGGTCGATACACATAAGAATATAAAATAAAACTTGATTTACCCTGACCAGTACCTGAAGCCAA